CTAGGTGTAATATGGAGATTTTTAAAACAAAAAGGTTTGCCTTATGATAATCAGTTTCAAGAATACAGATTAAAATTATCAGAAAAGCAATCCAAAGATGGTGCAAAGCAAATCATTCGTATGGCAGGACCAAATAGACTATATTTACCTGTAAACGAACCAGAAGGTAACTTTTCACTATAATGCCTGTTAAAAAAGTAAAGGGTGGTTATAGGTTTGGAACAAAAGGAAAAGTATATAAATCAAAAGGTAAGGCTAAAAAACAAGCTAGAGCTATATATGCTTCAGGGTATAAAGGTAAAAAGTAATGGCAGTTTTTAGACCTACAGGAGAGAGTACATCTCAATCTGCACCTATTGGTGGATTAAACACAAGAGATGCTGTGGACTTGATGCCACAAACTGATGCTATTCGATTAGATAATTTTTTTCCTGGTTCTACAGATGTAAGTTTGAGAAAAGGTTTTACCAATCATGTTACAGGATTACCTAGTACAGTACAGAGTTTGATGTCTTACAGGTCTCCTAGTGCTAATAAACTTTTTGCTGCTAGTAACAATGCTATTTATGATGTAACAAGTTCTGGTAGTGTAGGAAGTGCTGTAGTAACTAGTTTATCTAATGTGCAATTTCAAGATGTTAATTTTACTACTTCAGGTGGTTCATTTTTATTTATAGTAAATGGAGCAGACGCACCAAGACATTACAATGGTAGTGCTTGGGCGACACCTACTTTAAGTGGAGTAACAGGTTCTACAATAAACAATGTAACAGTATTTAAAGAAAGATTATTTTTCATATTTAATGATAGTTTAAGTTTTGGTTATTTACCTATTAACTCTGTAGCAGGAACAGTATCTACCTTTGCATTAGGAAGTGTATTTAACTTTGGTGGTAAATTAGTAGCTGCTGGTACACTTACAAGAGATGGTGGTTCTGGTTCAGATGATTATATAGCTTTTATAACCTCAGAGGGAGAAGTGGCAGTTTATCAAGGTACAGACCCAAGTGATGCAACTAAATGGTCTTTAGTAGGTGTATTTAAAATAGCAAGACCTATAGGTAAAAGATGTATTGTAAATGTAGGACCAGAATTAATTGTTATAACAGAATCTGGTTTTGTACCTTTAACTAAAATGTATGCTGAAGATGAAACAAACTACGCAAAAGCTATATCAGATAAGATAAGTGGTAGTATATTAACAGCAGTAACTAATTTTAAATCTACCTTTGGATGGGAAGCAATAATTTATCCTAAAGGACAATTTGGTTTATTTAATGTACCTAATGATGTAAGTGGTTCTTTTGTGCAGTTTGTAGTTAATTTAAATACAGGTGCATGGGGTAGATTTACAGGACAAGATGCTCAATGTTGGGGTTTATTAGAAGGTGATTTATATTTTGGTGGTAGTACCAAAGTATATAAAGCAGATAATGGATTAAGTGATGCTGGAACACAAATACTAGGTAATGCAAAAACAGCATTTGTATATTATGGTGGCAGAGGTACATCTAAAAGATTTACAGCTATACGACCTATAGTATCATCAGATGCAGACTTACCAGTTAGTATAGGATTTGATGTAGACTTTAATGATGGTACTTCTACATATACACCATCTAGTGCTACTACAGATGGAGCTTCATGGGATACAGCTACATGGGATGTATCAGAATGGGCAGGAACTATTGCATCACAATTAGTATGGAGAAGTGTTGCCGATATAGGATGGAACGCAGCAATACGCATACAAACTAGTACACAGGCACAAAGTATTAAATGGCATAGTGTAGATATTTATTATGAAAAAGGAGTAGGTTTATGATACTTACAGATAGAATATGGAAATTATTAGAACCAGCTACTGCAATAGCTGATAATGTAACAAAGCAAGAAGTAGAACAAGGATTAAATGATGGTACATATCAAATATTTATGGATGAAAAAAGTGTAGTTATTACAGTAGGGTATAAAGATTCTTTGCGTATAGGTTTAGCAGGTGGCGAATTAAATAGTTTGAAAAGTTTAGAAAAAAAGATTATAAAATATGCAAAAGAAAAAAAATATAAATGTGTTGACATTTTAGGAAGAATAGGTTGGGAAAAAGAATTAAAAGGTTATAAAAGAAAAGCAGTTTTACTAAGAAAGGAAATAGCATGAGTTTTATTGGCAATATATTAAGCCCTCCAAAGCCACCACCAGCACCAGATTATGCAGGTGCAGCTGTTGCACAAGGAGCAGCAAATGTAGAAACTGCAAGGTTAGAGGGTAGAATGAATAGACCTGATGTTGTATCTCCTTATGATATAACTAGAGTAACAGATTTACCAGACGATAGATTTTTACAAACTTATTCTTTAACACCAGAATATGAAGCACAAAGAGTAAAACAAGTAGGAATATCAGATGCGTATTTAGATACTGCTGGTAGATTATTAGGTGGATTACCACAAGAAAGTTTTAGTTTAGCTAACTTACCATCACAACCAGGTATGATAGATAGAAGTAATTTTGCTCAAGTACCTACTATGGAAAATTTAAATGATTATGCAACTAGAGTTGAAACTGCATATTATAACAGAGCAGTAGGTAGATTACAACCACAGTTTCAACAGCAAGAAATAGACCTTAGAACGCAATTAATTAACTCTGGAATACCAGAAGGCACTACTGCGTATAATAATGCATTTGCAGAGCTTAGAATGGCTCAGAATGATACCTTACAAGGTGTAGCTGCTGAATCCATTAGAGAAGGACAAGCACTAGCTGATGCTCAATTAGGCAGAGCTACAGGGTTAAGAAGTTTTCAGATAAGTGATGCAGCTAGTCAAGTAGCAGAACAAGAAAGAAGGAGAGATAGACAACTAGCAGATTTATTATTACAAAGAGAAGTACCACTATCAGAAATAGCTACATTAACAGGACTACCAGCTCCTGCAACAAGAGGTGGGCAAATAGCAGATACTGGATTAAATGTACCAGCTACAAGCATAGCACCTCCACCATTATTTGCAGCAACACAAGCACAAGGTCTTGATGCTAATAGAAGATTTGCTACAGAAACTGCTGGTTATGGCTCACAAATGGCAGCATTAGGTAGTATATTAGGTGGTGCAGCAGGTAATCCTAGTTTATCAGACAAAACATTAAAGAAAAACATTAAATACAAATCTAAATCTAAATATGGATTAAATATTTATGAGTTTGAGTATAATTGGTCTTCACAAAAATATACTGGTGTAATGGCACAAGAAGTTAAGAAAGTAAAACCATCAGCAGTATCTGAAAACATCTTTGGACACATGATGGTAGATTATAGTCAACTAGATGTAAATATGGAAAGAGTGTAATATGGCAGTAAGAAGATTATTTCCAAGAAGACAAGAAGACCCATTAATACAACAATTATTACAAAAGGCTAGACAAGAATATGCTCAATCTAGTGCTATAGGTTCACCACAAATGTACCAAGCAGCTGCTGGAGGTGGTATAGGACCAGTAGCAGGTGTATTAACAGCACAAATACTAGCAGGTGCTAGGTCTAAAAATGCCTTACAAGCTGCTCAATTAAAACAAGAACAAGCAAATATAGCAGATACTAAATTAACTCAAGCATTAATTAACAGAGAAGTAGATGGTAAAATAGTAGGACCTAGAGGACAATTCTTTGAAGCTACACAAAGTGCAGATGAACCATTAACAGAATCTAATTTAGCTAGTGCATTAAAACAAGATATGTCTGGAGTAGAAGGTTTTGTAACTCCTATAGATAGAAGTGGAGAAGTAACACTAGACCAAATACCAGAACAAGAAAGATTTTTATATACAGGAACTCAAGATGTATTTACTCCTGCAACAGTAGACATACCAGGAACACCTAAAGCAGATAATTTCTTTGCAAAAGCTGCGAACTTCTTAACAGGTAAACAAAATGTTAAAGATATAAAAGCAGCAGATTTATTTGAGTTAGCTTCAGCTTCTGGTAGAAGTCCACTAGAAGTATATAATTACTTACAAACACAAAAAACTGGTGGTAAAACTACTTATACTAAACCAGAACAAAAAAATGTAACTACTACTATAGATGGGAAAGAATCTACAGAACCTGCAACTTTAAGATATAAAACAACAACAGATATGAATGGTAATACAGAACAGATAATAGAAATAAGAGAAAATGGAGTTTTTGTGGAATTAGAACCTAATCAAAAAATTTCAAGTGATTTAAAAGAAAATAAATTAAATGAAAAAAATTATGTTTATCAAGGAATAAAGCCAATTACTTATATTGATAAAAATAATAAACAAGTAGTTATTAAAAGAGGTCAAAGAGTTATTTTTGATAAAAACAATCCCTCTGATGTTAGTTTATTAAAATTAATAAATGATAATCCTAATTTATTTAGAATAGGTAGTATGTATAGCACTTCAAATTTACAAGATACTAAACCTTTAGCTTTAAGGACAAATCTAACAGAAAAAATAGGTTATATAGGTACAAAAAAAGATTTAACTATAGACAATAAAATAGAACAAATAATTACTTTAGACCAAGATTTAAAAAATGATGATGGTGAAGTTATTGTAAATAAAGGCACATATAATAGTATTGATAATCGAGATGATTTTAATTTAATTAAATCATTAGCAGAAGCAACATCTGTATCAGAAAGAAATTTAGACAAAAGAATTGTCCTAAAAGATTCAGGAGCTATGAAAAAATTAGGAGAAGATTTACAACAAAAAAGAAATTCTTTAAAAGGTATATATAGATTAATTACTAAAATAGATAATTCAGATGTAGGTTTTAATAGATTTTTTGATGATTTTAAAAGTAAATATAATACTTTATTAGCAAGTGGATTAGAACCTAAAGAAATAGCTTTAAGAGCAGCTAGAGGTGAAACTCAAGGATTAATAGGAGCTTTAAGATTAGATGTTTTAGGACCTGGTGTGGTTACAGAACAAGATGCTTTAAGATTATTAGCTTTTATAGGAGGTCAAGCAGGAGCTTTTGAAAATGTAGCAGTATTTAGAGAACAAATAAAAGGCATTTTAGATGTAGCAGAACAAAACT